ACCCGATCTCCAGCTTTTGCCGTGCGTCCGCCATCCGGAAAGCGGTGCTGTACGACCTGTCCAATGGTCGCGCAGCAGACGCAGATCCGATGACCTACGTGGTAGGTGACTGGTTCGGCGCGAATCGAGCGCAGAACACCCTCCCTCCCGATGACTCTGGTTTGTCGGTCGTTTGGGAGCCCTTCCCGGCAACAGCTATTGCCGGGGACCAAGCCCGCGGCTTCAACCGCGGCAATGTGCCCATCGATGCGGAGGTGGCGTTTGTGCAAGACGTCTACCACGGCTTGAGCTCCACGCTCGAGAACCCCGTCCCCTTCGATGCCGCCACTGCCCACCACATCTTAAGCCTAGCCAACATCGACAGAATGTACATCGTACGTGATTTTTCCGGTCTGGCTCATGCTGAGGTGTTCAAGTTGGCTAGTGGAACCACAACGGAAGGCACATGGGTCGATACTGGTGACGGACAGATCGACTTTTCCCCGCACCCGGGAGGCCAGCACTACGCCCTGCATCCACGCCCGATATTGGCGCATGAGCGGAGCGTCAGTGGCCTGGACATCGCAGAGGTGGCGATCGTGGGCATGTACCACGTGTATCGCATCACCAGGTCTGCAGTCCAGGCAGTCCAACTGTCGGCTGTGACGGCCCCTCCGGGTCGTTACACATTGACGAAGCTCAACGAGCGCGAACCCACGTTTTTCAACACGTGGATGGGGCGACTCGGACTGCTTGAATCAATGGAGCGCGCTGCCGCTCGCCGCGATTGGCTTCTGTGCCGAACTCACTACCCCGTGGATGTCCTGCTTAAAGTGGACACCATGGCTCTCCATCAGGTTGGCGCCACAACAGGCGTTCGTCCAAACTCGGGTCTCTCGCAGGACCTCGTCGCCACCCAATTGGTTGGCTTTTTTCGCAATGACCCAGTGCATTGTGAGATTGCCCGACGATTCCCAGCGTTCGCGAAGAAAATCGAGGAGGACACGTACACGTATGCATTGTACGCCAACCGGGAAACGAAAGCCAAACTCGCGCTGGAGATGCGTCGCCGCACTCGCGACGCTGACGAAGCGCTTGCCATGGCCCGTTTGCCCACGCTCCCGGAAGAGGGGAGTTCCATGGGTTACACTTTCAAGGTCTTTTTGGGAGTGTCGGTCGCAGCTGTAGTGATGATCAAGCTGCGTCGCGTGATGCGCCCCGCGTCGGTGTTAAATGTCTCTCTCCCCTGGGACAACATCGGCGTGAGGCTTGCCGGGGCTGTTCCTTCGATCAGCTCTTGCATCACCCCCACAAATGTCCAAACAGCCAAAACGCTGGGCTTGGCCGCTCTCGCAACCGTTGGAAACGTTGCGTGGGCCCTGCTCGGCGTCGCGGCTGTGTTCGCCCCGATCACCGAAGAGCTGATGGATGAGTATTATCCCAGCATCGGTGCCGCCTTGTTTACCATCGAGGCGTTGGCTCTCGCCCATTCGGATGGCCTGCTTCCAGCGTGCGTGGTTGCAGGTTTTCATATCGCGCAACGCAGTGTGCGCGCGCGGTATGGGCTGTTGGCAGGAATCGCTACCCACACTGTGTGGAACCTTCTTGCAACCCACCCGGACAACCACGTCCCTGCAGCCTCAGCGCCCTGGTGGGCCTGGGCAGGTGCAGCCGCAATTGGAGCGGCCGCCTGGCTGTGGACCAGATCACCACCAAAGACAAAACCTGTTCTTTTCGAGGCTTTTCGTGAGCAATATTACGATCAGTTGCCGCAAGTTGACGAAACCATCGGAGTGGAATCCCTTCCCGTCGGGACCACCCTCGCTGGCGTTGACACGCTCCTCCGTGGCCTTCATCCTGATGGTCTCAGAGGATCCTTGAAAATGAGCCTTGCTGGACGCCCCGTGACCTTGGAAGAGGCATTGCAAGCGTCGGATGTGCACATTCCACCATGTGAGCGGAAAACCCAATTCCATTTGATCATTGCCACCAACGGCATGCTTCACACACCAAACAAGAGCAAGGTGAACCTCCTGATGTCTTTGATTCATCGCACACACCGTGCGCTCCCCCTCGGCCGCCCTTCGGCCGAAACCCTCCGTGCCCGGTGGCATGAGGCGATCGAGTTCGTGGCTGATCTCGTGACCTTCATGCCGCACACAGAGGAAGAACGACCCGCCACTCTCGCGGAGGCGTTGTCCACTCAAAAAGCCTCCCGCCGAGCTCAGATTGTCCAGGCGGAGGTTGCATTGCAAACCGGTCAGTACAAAGCTAAAAAGACCATGTTCATGAAGACCCGTGAACATCTGCCGTGTAAACAACAAAAGTACATCGACGCAAAGGGCGTGGAGCAAACGGTGGCTACCATTAAGCCCCGCATGCTCGCCAATTTGGCTCTCCAATGCCATTCCCAGTCCGCGCAGGTGTCACGTGCCGTCACAGCACGTTTGAAGAAGCTCTTCGATGGCAGTCCACACCCCTTCCGTGTCGTCACGCGTGAGGGGGAGGTGTACACCACAATTCGCATTTTCTGGTGCGCAGGAGTTACCAATGAACAGGGCGCTGATCGCGCCTTCCGAGCCATGCTATCCGATGGTTTGGTCCTCGCATGTTGCGGCGACGACAACGTCGTGTCTCTCGGAGCACTCGCATTCTGGTATGGGATGCTGCAGTACTCCGAAGGTGATTTCTCAATCATGGACTCAACTCTTGATGAGCCGATTTGCATGATTGAGTTCGCAACCTGGGCCCGGTCTTTAGGCGTCTCCCCTTATGAGATTGCTGTGTTGACCACCCCCCAAGAAGAAACCTATACCGCCAGGGTTGAAGACCTGGTGATTAAGGGTGATTCGAAGACGCAATTCACAACCGGAAGTACCTTGACTTCCACCCACCAGACGATGATCACAATCTTTGTCTACTGCAAGGCGCTCCGCAACGCGACTCAATCAATCACGGCCTCAGCTGCTGAGCTAGGCATGGTTTTGAAGTTGAAGGAGCACGACGACATCCGTCGCCTGCAGTTCCTCCACATGACATTCGTGCCCGTCACTATTGAGACGCCACACGGATTGCAGTGCACCAATGTGCTGGCGCCTCTTCCAGGGGCGATCGTGAAATGGGGCAAGATCTCGTCCGACCCAAAAATCATTGCCAGACGGCC